CACAGCAAGGCCCAAAACCCTCGCTACCACTGGTATGCGGAGTACGACGATGACCTTTAGGAACATACGCCGACGGGCTATCGCTAACGGGTACAGGTCTGGGTTGGAAGAAGACATAGGCCTACAACTTAAAGAGGCTGGTGTAAGGGCTGAGTACGAGCCCTTTCGCATTCCTTTTACTGTCCCAACACAGGGCCGCCATTACACCCCCGACTACGTTCTACCTAACGGTATCGTAATTGAGAGTAAGGGGCGCTTTACTCCAGAAGATAGAAAAAAACACATTTATATCCGTGACGAGTACGGTGAGGCGTTAGACCTTCGCTTTGTATTCAACAACCCTAAAGGCAAGCTCCGTAAGGGTAGCAAGACTAGCTACGCTGACTGGTGTGAGAAGAATGGGTTTATGTTCGCGGCTAAAGAGATCCCAGATGAATGGCTTAAAGAAAAAGCTAAAAAGCGTTCATTAAATTTACTTTGTAAACTTCGAGAAACATAATGGCGACTGATTTTATAGGTGCGTTCATTGAACTGACGCCAAACGAAAAGAATGAAGGGATAGATTTCCGCTTTGGGTGGGAGTTCCCGGATAACATGGATCCTGAGATTGAAGACCTGTTTAAGAGTTTAGTCGCAGGTATCTTCGGTTTGATGAGTAGCCAAGACCAAGAGATTATTGCGATAGGCGATATCGTCCGTAACGTCTCTGGCTTTGACGAGAGCATGAAACCCGTAAACGATAACGAAATCATATTTACGCCTGACGAGGAACTTCTGGACAAGCTAGAGACCACATCAAAAGTGATCGATATCAGCCAGTTTAAACCCAAAGGCGATCAATGATGAGTGATCTATTTATTGGCCTATGTGGAAAGAAGGGCTCCGGGAAATCCTATGTAGCCAAGAACCTGAGAGATAGTCGGGGGGCGAAGATTATACGCTTTGCCGATACTCTCAAAGACATGATGCGTGTGATGGGCTTCGACGAGGGCCAGATAAACGGTGACCTTAAAGAAGTTGCCTGTGACATGCTGAATGGCAAGACCCCAAGGTACGCCATGCAAACACTCGGGACTGAGTGGGGCCGTAACTTACTACATGAGAATATCTGGGTAGATATGCTTGTGGCAAAGGCGAACAAGGCAACCGGTATTGTTGTGGTTGATGATGTTCGTTTCCCTAATGAAATAAAAGCAATCCGCGAGAACGGCGGAGTAGTAGCGTGGGTAGAACGAGTTTCTGTCTACGACGGTGAAGATGAACATGCTTCCGAAACTTCGGTTAGCGCGGCGGACTGTGATGTCTGGATTGATAACACCCTACCCATCTCCGAAGTGCTGACCAACGTGGAAGGTTGGGCGCGATTGCAGAAAGATATCAGGAAATAAAATGAATAATAAAGTAAAAATAAACTTAGAAAGGGACGGGCTTTTTGATGACCTCGGACTCACAAGACTACGCGAAAGCTACATGCGCGAAGAAGAAAGTAGCCCCCAAGAAAGATTTGCCTTCGTCTGCGAAGAGTTTGGATCCAACCCCGAACATGCCCAGCGCCTCTACGATTACACCAGTAAGCACTGGCTGTCGCTGTCCACGCCGATCCTCAGTTACGGGAGAAGTAAGCGGGGAATGCCCATCAGTTGCTTCTTGTCGTACCTCGACGATAGCGCCGAAGGATTAGTAGATACTCTATCCGAAGTAAATTGGCTGTCTATGCTAGGCGGCGGTGTTGGTATCCATGTAGGTATCCGTGGCTCTGATGATAAATCAGTTGGGGTAATGCCTCACCTGAAAGTCTACGATGCAAGCTCACTAGCCTACCGACAGGGCCGTACTAGGCGCGGTAGTTACGCGGCGTTCCTAGATATCAGCCACCCGGACATTACTGCGTTTGTAGAGATGCGGAAGCCTACAGGTGATCAGAACTTTCGTACTCTGAACCTGCATCACGGTGTGAACATATCTAACGACTTCATGAACCTAGTTGAGCAGTCAATGCGAGATCAGGACTTTGATGACTCATGGGATTTAGTCAGCCCTAATAATGGTGAGGTAGTAGAAACAGTATCAGCTAAATCTTTATGGACTAAGCTACTAGAGATGCGCATCCAGACGGGTGAGCCCTACCTAGTATTTATTGATAATGCTAACGACGATCTGCCTGTATGGTTAAAAGACCAAGGTATGAAGATCCACGGCAGTAACCTGTGTACAGAGATTTTCTTACCCACAACTATAGATCGTACTGCGGTCTGTTGTTTATCCAGCCTGAATATTGAGTACCACGACGAGTGGAAGACTGATCGTCAGTTTATCCCAGATGTTATGGAGATGCTGGATAACGTACTGGATCACTTCATAGCCAACGCACCTAAATCCGTGTCTAGGGCCATTAAATCAGCGCGTAACGAACGATCTATCGGTATTGGTACCCTTGGGTTACATGCGTACTTCCAGAAGCGTGACATGCCCTTAGAGAGCGTTATGACTAAGGTGTTTAATCGTAAGATTTATGAACACATAGAAAAAGAATGTAAGCGTGGCGATAAGCTGTTGTGTGACAGCCGTGGCCCTTGCCCAGATGCTGAGAAAGCCGGTGTACATCGTAGGTTTAGCCATTGGACGGCCATAGCGCCTAACGCCTCTAGCTCTATCATTATGGGTAACACCAGCCCGAGCATTGAGCCTTATCGGGCCAACGTATTCCGCCAAGACACCATGTCTGGGGCGTATATCCAGCGTAATAAGTTCCTAGAGGCTAAACTTACTGAGCTAGACCTTAATACACAGAAAACATGGGCCAGCATTACTGCGTCAGATGGCTCAGTACAGCACTTAGATATTCCAGATGAAGTGAAGGAAGTATTTAAGACAGCAGACGAGATAGACCAACTATATCTTCTTGATCTGGCCGCTGATCGACAAAAGAACACTGACCAAGGCCAAAGCCTGAACCTATTCTTCCGCCCGGATGTCAATGTGAAGTATCTTCACGCTTGTCACTTCCTAGCTTGGAAGAGTGGACTCAAAAGCCTGTATTACTGCCGCTCAGATAAGCTCCGCAAAGCTGATCGCGTCGGTATGCAAATTCAACGTAACAGAATAGAAGACGAGGTAGATCTGACAGCAGTAGCTGACGGTGACGTATGCCTCGCGTGTGAGGGATAGAGATGCCAAAAAGAAAACCAAAACTAACCGATACTAGAGATTACTATAAGCCGTTTAACTACCCGTGGGCTTACGATGCTTTTCAGGCCAGCGAACAGATGCACTGGCTATGGACTGAAGTACCCATGCTGGAGGATACCAAGGACTGGCGTCATCGGCTTAACGATGGAGAGAAGGACTTCCTTGCGAAGATCTTTCGGTTCTTTACTCAGGGCGATATAGATGTGTCCGGCGCGTACATTAACAATTACCTGCCGGTGTTTCCCCAGCCTGAAGTAAGAATGATGCTATCCTCGTTTGCGGCTCGTGAGGCTATCCATGTAGCCGCCTATAGCCACCTGATCGAAACTCTTGGTATGCCAGAGTCAACGTATAATGAGTTTAATGAATACGAAGAGATGGTCGAGAAGCACGACTTCTTCCAAGAGCTACAGAAAGGCGATAACCTACCCGCCCAGATAGCCGCATTCAGTGCGTTTACTGAGGGTATGCAGTTATTTAGTTCGTTTGTTATGCTACTTAACTTCGCTAGGCATGGTAAGATGAAGGGCATGGGACAGATCATTGCATGGTCTATTGCCGACGAAACATTACACACTGAGAGTATGATCCAACTGTTCCGTACTTACGTTCAAGAGAACCGTAGTATGTGGAATGATGATACTAAGAGGCTCATCTATAACACTGCCGAGAAGATGGTGGAGTTAGAAGATAAGTTCATCAACTTAGCGTTCGGCGTTAACCAGATGGAAGGCCTCACCCCCATAGAGGTGAAACAGTATATTAGATATATTTGTGACAGGCGATTAATTGCGCTGGGCATGAAGGGAATCTTCAAAGTGAAGACAAACCCCCTGCCTTGGGTAGACGGAATGCTTGGAGTCACACACACAAACTTCTTTGAAAACAAAGTTGTGGACTACGCAAAAGGGGCACTTACCGGCGATTGGGCCGAAGTATGGGGAGCAGTATCTTAGGAGTTTTGACCTATGTCGCACAACAAACGACAGGCCAAAAAAAAGCCACTGGAGGTGGCGTTTGATATGGGCCAGAAGGCTTTTTACCGGGGCATTTTTGATAGCCCTTATAAAGAATCATCCTTCTTACATAAGGAATGGAAGCGCGGATTTAACGCCGGGTTTTTCTTTAACCAGAAGAGATTGACGAATGGGTAAAGGTTCAGGTCGCAGGACAGAAAACGTCCGTCTGGTTCGTAAAAATTACGATCAGATAAAATGGGAGTTTTATATGAATGACCGTAAATGGCGTTTCATATCCTATGCGATCATGGACTATATCAAAGCACATAACAGTTTACACAACTAAAGTTTTGTTGTAACATTAACTAATTGAATAGGAGTATGCATGAGCTTAGACGCTTTAGATGAACAGATCCTCGACTGGGGTATACAGAAAGGCATCTTGCCTCACGCTGAACCTCTCGCACAGCTTGATAAGACTAAAGAAGAAGTGGGTGAATTAGAACTCGCTATCTACGAGCATGACGTTGACGAAGTAAAGGATGCCATTGGTGACATATACGTCACGATTACGATGCAAGCAGAGGCATGGGGGTTCACGATGCAAGAGTGTGTCCAAGCCGCATACGATGTAATTAAGCACCGCACCGGTAAGATGGTTGACGGTAAATTTGTTAAAGATAATTAGGAGTATGTATGTCTGAAGTAGAAAATGTAAAACCCGATACCGAAACACCGATGTCACCCGATGAGTTACTGGATTCCCTTAAAGGTAAGTTCGATAACTGTATTGTTACCGGGTTTAATAAGGAAGGGCATTTGTTTATGTCCAGTTCCGTAAGTAATATACCGTTTATGCACTGGACGCTTAACCGTTCAATCTTTGAATTAGGATTGTTTGAGAAGCAAGCGGCCCAGCCCGAAACGCAAGAAGCCCCAGCGTCTGATGTTGACACTAAGGCTTCTGAATCGTAATAG